TGATCTCGGCCGGGAAGTACAAGGTTGAGGGCAACCCCTATGCGCCCCTTGATGAGGAGGCGCTTGGGTTTATGCAGAGCCGAGTCGATGAGTACTACGCCGCGTTTACCAAAGCGGTAGCTAAAGGACGGGGTGTGTCGCTCAGTGATGTTCGTGACGGTATGGGCCAAGGACGCGTGCTCGGCGCAGACACCGCTTTGGAGCAACGCATGGTGGATGGGGTCATGACATTTGATGAGGTTCTGAGAAGGATGTCGAGGGCCTTGAAGTCCTCCCAGCGTCAATCGTCTCGGGTCGCAATTGCCAAGCGAGACCTTGAGATTAGTGCGATCTGACTGTCCCTATCGATTTCATATCGTAAAAAATCCTTGACTTGGGATTTTGCTGGGTCTACAAGGGCGCCTCTGACAACAGGGGAGGTAGACATGGTTGAGCTTGAAGTCGCTGGACGCAAGGTAAAAATTACCGGTGAAGGTGCGCAAGACTGCCCATTTGTGGTTACGGGCACTGGACCAAACACGCCGATCGCCGCCTTGGCAGAGCATGCCATGATGGATCACTGGATGGGAGACGGTAATTGGGTTCCCGTCCGGACGTCCACTCATTCACTGGAGGGCGGCGGCGTTATGGCCGTTATGACCATTCGAACGCTTGACGAGAATGGCGAGGTGGTTCAAGGAGACATCTACTTTGATGTCAGCGAAGCATTCTCTAAAGATGGGAAAGGCGGTTGATGAGAGATGGGTAACAAATCGAAGTACAGCCCAGACGGCCCTTATTGGTGGGTATGGCTGATAGCCACCCTAGCAGTGATCATCTTTGCCGGACCTTTGTTCGGTTTTCTGATTTTCATGGCTGGGGTTGTATTCGCGCTGTTTACCGGCTTTGATTACATCCGGGACCGAATCAAGTTCAGACGAATGGGGCCAGAGGCCTACTGGAAAGAAAAGGAAAAAGAGTGGGAGAAAACCTACGCATCAAGCGATGTGGAGGATGAGCAGAAACGCTAGCCACTCCGCTTTGAAAAACTGTATTTATCGCACGCCCCAAAGGGCGTATTCATGACCCAAAGGTCACCCCAGACAAACCGCCGAGAGGCGGTTTTTTCATTTATGGAGATTTGAAATGAGCAAAAAACTTCGCGAGCTTCAAGCCCGCAAAGCCACCTTGGTGAAAGAGGCTCGCGCCCTGACCGAACAGGCGGCAGCCGATAACCGCGATCTGACCGACGAAGAGGTCAGCGCATTCGACGAACTGAAGTCCCGTATCGAGGCCGCCTCAAGCGCCATTGATCGTGAGGCTTCGCTAATTGCCGAGGAGGCATCCATGGCTATGACTGACACCGCAGAGGCCGCATCCTTTATCACCGTGACTGACAATCGTGAGGCAGATCCAGCCCATGGATTCAGAACCGTTGGTGAATTCATGCAGGCTGTATTCCAAGCCGAAAAGCCCGGCAAAGCACCCGATGAGCGTCTGCTGATTGGTCGCTCGGCCGCCGCGCCTGGCTCATATGCCAACGAGTCCGCGGGCCAAGACGGTGGATTCTTGGTCCCGTCTCAGTTCTCGCAGCAGATCTTTAAGCTCTCACTGCAAGAGGATTCCATGCTGCCGTTGACCGATAACGTCGAGATCACAGGCAACAGCATGGCGTTTCCCCGGGATGAGACCACACCCTGGGGAACCAACGGTGTTCGCGCTTACTGGCAGGGCGAGGCAAGTGCCGCCATTCCCACCAAGCCGGTCCTGGGGCTATCAACCCTGCGCTTGAAAAAACTGATGGCGCTGGTACCTACCACCGACGAGTTGCTTGACGACGCCAACGCGCTCACCAGTTACTTGCCTGAAAAGGTTGCAGACTCGATTCGTTGGAAAACGAATGAGTCCATCCTTTTTGGAGCCGGTAACGGTGTTCCCATCGGCGCTCTGACTGCGGGTGCAACGGTAACCGTGGCTAAGGAGACTGGTCAGGCTACGCAAACGCTCGTACCTCAGAACCTGGCCAAGATGATCTCGCGTCTGCCGCCCGGAAGTTTTGCCAAGTCCGTGTGGATCGTGAATAACGATGTGCTTCCAGCACTCTTTACCCTGACGCTGGGTAACTACCCGATCTATCTGCCCAACGGTCTCAACGTTGGTGGCATTCAAGTCTCGCCATACGGCACCTTGCTTGGCCGCCCAGTGTTTGTCTCCCAGCACGCCAACAGCTTTTCCAGCCAAGGCGATGTGCTCTTGGTCGACTTGTCTTACTACCAGACCATCACCAAGGCGGGCGGTATTCAGACGGCCACTTCCATGCACCTGTACTTCGACTCGGATCTGACCGCATTTAGGACCACCTTCCGTATGGATGGCCAGTCCAAGATCTCTGCGCCGATCTCGCCCGCAAAAGGCAGTGCATCGATGTCACCGTTTATCCAACTGGGCGCGCGATAAGCGTCCCCATCAAATAGGAGATTCACTATGCTTCCCAACGCAAAAGGTAGCGAGCAACTCGCCGTGCTCGCATCCATCGATCCCGCTAGTCAGGCCGCAGGCACAAGCAACTCGGATTGGGTGTCTTGTGCCCAGTTTCATTCCCTCCTGGCGTTTATCCAGACGGGGACCATGGGCACCAATGGCACCCTAGCTGCCAAGCTACAACAGGCAACCGATGCCAGCGGCGCTGGAGCCAAGGATGTAGCTGGAAAGGCCATCACGACGCTAGAGCAGGCTAACAACGGCTCAAACCGTCAAGTCCTGATCAACGTCCGTGGTGAAGAGCTCGATACGGTCAATGGTTATGGCTTTGTTCGCCTGGCGATCACAACCGCCACGGCAGCAAGCCAAGTGGCCGCGCAGATTATTGGCGTGGACCCACGTAACTTGCCAGCCAATGTTTCAAACATCGCCTCGGTAGCTCAGGTGGTCTAAGGGCGACTGGCGTGTCACTCAGTCTTATCACCCCGCCCACGGTGGAGCCTGTCTCGCTTGCTGAGGCAAAGCTTCACCTTCGGGTGGACTTTGACGATGACGATGCCTTGATTGAGTCTTTGATCTCGGCCGCACGGGTTGCAGCCGAAACATTGACTGGCCGCCAGATTTGCACAGCCCGGTGGATGCGCACACTCGATGGCTTTCCCTGCTCGTCGCTGCACCTGCATCGCTGCCCGGTGCAGTCTGTCGTAGAGATTAGCTACCAAGACCAGTTGGGGCAGTGGCAAACGGTTGACCCTTCCATTTACGTCTCGGACCTTACTTCGGAGCCTGCCCGAATCACCCCACGGTTTGGCAACACATGGCCAATTACGCTGTCGCAAATTGGCGTGGTTAGGGTTGTCTTTGATGCGGGGTACGGTACACCAAGCGATGTGCCTGAGGGGTTAAAGAGTTGGATCAAGCTGCGCATCGGCAGTCTTTATGCACATCGAGAGGAGATGTCGATCTTAAGCAAAGGGCGAATTGACCCGCTGCCATTTGTCGACGGACTTCTTGACCCTTATCGAGTGGCCTTGGTATGAGCGCGCTATCGGCAGGCACGCTGGATAAGCGCGTCCGGTTTCAAAGACCATTTATGGTCAAAGACAGTCTTGGCGCACCGCGCAGAGAATGGGTAGACGCAGTAACTGTCTGGGCAAATATAGAGCCCTTAAGTGCCCGTGACCTAATCTCTGCTCAAAGGATCTCAAATGAGATCTCCCACATCATTACGGTGCGATCTCAGTCAGCGTTTTCCAACGCCGCACTTGTTTCGGAGTACCGAGCGCTCTACAAGAACCGGGTTTTCAGGATCTTTGGCGCACTTAATGAAGGCGAGCAAGGTGTGTTAGTGACACTTTGGGTTGCAGAGGGGCTTGACGATGGCCAAACGTGAGCGCTTTGAGGTTAAGGGTGCTGCAGAGTTGGTCAAGGCCCTACAGGCGCTACCGGATCGGGTCGCTCGAAATGGACTCAGAGCGTCTGTCTATGCAGGGGCTAAGGTTGTGAGGGATGAGGCAAAGAGTCGTGCGCCGGTGGCCCAAGAGGTTAAAAATCCTCGACATCGCCCCCCAGGGACGCTACGGCGCTCAGTAATCATGAAGCATATTCGGGAGCTCTCCGGCCTTACCCGTCAAACGTTCTTTATCACCGTGAGGGAGGGTAAAAAATATCGAAACCAGGGCAAGAAGCGAAATCTTTCTCAGGATGCCTTTTACTGGCGTTTTGTCGAGTTTGGTACTCGCAAGATGGCGGCTCGCCCGTTTCTTCGACCAGCGCTAGAGGCTAAGCGCTATGAGGCGGCTGATGCGATCAAATCTCGACTCGCCCAACGCATTGAGCTTGAGGCCAAGAAACTCAAAGGGCTTTAATGCAGGACTTTTACGATGCGATCAAGCACCTTGCGGACGGTCAGGTCTACGCCCTGATTGCACCAAGCGAATCAACCTATCCCTTTATCGTCTACACCCCCGTATCTGGCGAACAGATTCTTGGGATTAACGGGCTGCATGGTCTAGAGCGCATGCGCGTGCAGGTGGATTGCTACGCCAAGACCTACGCTGAGGCGCTGGGGCTCCAGGACGAGGTCCTGTTGGCCATCTTGGCTGCGAAAAACACCACTTCCGATGTACGGATGGTGCTGACAGATTTTGAAAGCGAGACACGAAGTTATCGCGTCTCGGTGGACTACACCTACCACCGATAGGTGCACAACCCCAGCAACGCCTGGGATCAATCTTAGGAGATACCACGATGCCTAGTTCTGCGGTCCCTTCGCAGGGAATCACTATTGCCCGTTTTGGAACCACCGCGTTCGAGACGATCCCCAATGTTGTGTCATTTCAAGGCCCCGGGGGCCAAGCCTCCGTCATTGATGTGACAAACCTTGCCTCCACCGCGAAAGAAAAGCGTGTCGGACTTCGCGATGAGGGCCAGTTATCTCTCTCACTTCATTTCAACCCAGACGATCCGGTACATATCGCCATGCGTGCAGACCGTGCTGCGAATACCCGTCGGCAATACAAGATCACCTTTACGGACTCGACACCTCCTGCAACCTGGACCTTTTACGGCTATGTGACGCAATTTAGCGTTCAGGGTGGAGTGGATGCGGTCGTTGAAGCCTCGGTGACGATTGAAATCGATGGCAGCATCACGGAGGAGTAAGCCGATGGTTATTTTGACTAAAGATGCCATCCTCGCGGCTGATGATCTTCCCAAAGAACGGGTCAATGTTCCTGAGTGGGGCGGCGATGTCTATGTCCGAACCATGACAGGGACCGACCGAGATGCATTTGAGGCAAGCCTCATTGGCAAGGATGGGCGGCTAGAGAATGTTCGCGCCCGCCTGGTGTCGCTCACCATTTGCTCGGAGTCCGGGGATCGTTTGTTCACGGATGATGAGATCTCGGCGCTTGGCAGTAAGAGCGCCAAAGCGCTCGATCGACTATTTGCGGTGTCCCAGCGACTCAACGGCATTGGCGCCGAGCAGGTAGAAGCCGCAAAAAAGACCTAACGGCCAACCCCTCCCGACGATTTGTCTTTCGGCTCGCCCTGTCTTTAGGCATGACGGTCCGAGAACTAC